TTTCACGCAACAGTAACTCTTTGGAGTAAAAGTGGCAAATAAATTTTTTGTTCACATGAAAAAAACTTTCCCAAAAGCTTTGTATTATTGATTTTCTATGTATCTTTGCATCGTTATTATTTCTCGGGGTATTAGCTCATCTGGCTAATTTTTTCTACTTCTTAATCTGCTGTTTGTCACCTATTTATATTTTTCGTTTTCGTTTGATGTTGAAACAATGTTGAAACAAAGGAGATTTTCATGTTAAAGCCGGGCATAATCCCCGGCTTATGTTGTTTTTTAACTCTTCCCGGATTCCAATCATGTTCTTTAGTTGTTATTGCTAAAATATTGCTAAAACAATTTTCAAATCATTTCAATTCATCAAGCCTGTAACTACTTCCGTCTATAAATATCGAAGTACCAACAGTTGTAAACGTAGCCTTCTCCCTCACCATTCCACCGAGAGAGTTTTTAGCCCCATAATCCAGTTCCCAATTTACTGTGAAATCTCCATCCTTTGTGTATTTTTCGCTGTACACCTTGAAAGATTCAGGGTCTTTTAAGGTATAATCGAAATATGCTTTATACACTTTCCTCCCTTTATAAACAGCTTCATCGCAGGAACTCATACAGAATAGTGCTGACAAGCCTATTATGGTAAATAGAATCTTCTTCATAATCTTATATATTTAGTTTGTTCTTTAATTCGTTGAATAAATCGGGATTTTCAAGCTCTCCCCAATGGTATTTCTTATATCTGTCCCGGTCGAAGCTGTCTTTTTTCTCATAAACAATCAGGTAATCCTTATCACATAAAACAATCACAGAAGAATTAAGTAATCGGGCGTATGAGCGCGCTTGCAAATATGCTTCTTCTCTTTCCTTGTTATTCCTCATACACAGCTTGGCTTCAATCAACACTTTTGCCCTTTCCTCATTTGGTTTATTGCCATAATGTAACGCATAATCTGGGAATATCCTATGTCCTCTCCCTGCTTGGATTGGTAACTGCCGAATGAAGTCTTTGTTCTCATACCATCCCATAGAGTTAAGCAATGGTTCCAGCAATTGTTGTTCTACATCATGTTCGTACTCTATAATTACGTCTTTGGGCAAGGTTGGGGCATACAATTTTGGCAAAACCTCTATATCAAATCCTTTTGTTTTTATCATCCGAAGTAACTCTGAATAGTTCTCACTGTTAACCGACCAACCATTTACTCCCTGAAAGTTTTTTCTAACAAGTGGGTGTTTGAAAAAATATTCATCAGTTTGTAGTTCTTTCAAAGTAATGTGAGGAATATTTATTCTATTCCCAATATAGATACACCCGTAATATCGGAATAGAGGGTCTATTACGCCATCCGTAAGCGATATCTCTATGCAAGTGATTGCACTGATTGGGGACGTTTCGTAATGAACAAGAATATCCCCTTTCTTTGTTTCAGGGCTTGACTGCCAGAATTTCGATTCTAAGGATTTATCTTCTTGGTATAACCTGCCGCCAATGAACCAGACTTGTGACGGTTTGGGCATGTCTATTTTCTCGCTTGGGAGATTATTGGGTGCGAAGTCGTATAGGAAAGACCATAGATCTGCTGGAGATAGTCCATTTTCTTTTCTGAACAAATAAAACACCTCGCAAAGTTCCCAATAATACATGCACCTTCCTTTGTAATCAGTTCTTTTGGGAATATTGGGGAGGTCTATGTTAAAGAAATCCGCTATTTTATTCAGCTCGAATATTCGGCAAAGGAACAGGTACGGAAAGAAATATTCTGGGGCGAACTGTGATAAGACATAGGACATCGGCTGGATAATCCCAAGCATATTCTTGAAGTCGTTAGCAGGAAGCCATTGTTGCCCTTCTACCCTTATGCCTAATGTGATAAGTGAAATGTATAAATCTTTTGCTTCTTCCAATAAGCTGGGATGGTCATAATCTGATACACCGTAGCAATATATATTCTCCAACCAATCGTTATATAAATCTTCTGGTATGAAATTAGCGTACGGACAATAATCCTTGAATAAAACATATCCTCCCGCATCGGAAAAGTATTTTATCATCTCTATTCCGATTGTGGTCTGTTTATATAGGTCCCATGTGTATTGGTTGAAACTCATGGCGTTTATTTCATCGTATTCATCCTAATGCTTAGTTTTACTAAAGCTAGTGCCTTAACTGATGCCAAAGGAAAATCTTTGGGTTGATGGTGCTGATTGTAACTTACCAACTTAATCCAATCACCTCCTTTTTCAGATTGATTTATGTATTTTACAGTTAGATATTCTTCACCTTCTACATCTATTGAAACCAAATACATTTCCCCATAAAAAATGTGTTGGATTTCTACGGGAACTTCTTTATAAGCTATAATATCTCCCGATTTCAATAAAGGATACATAGAATCTCCTTTGACATATACAGCACCGTCACATTTCGGTATGTTGGGGATACTTATCTTTCCTAGTATGTTTTGGTCTTTGTTCACCAAAAGAGATTTCAAATTTGCGGCAGCCTCAATGTCATATAGATTAATTATGCCTTCTTCATCTATCCTTTCTATATATTTAGGCTTATTGATAATCGTAACATCTCCTAGTTCAATCTCATCAGCCATTGCCTGTTGGACAAGATCGCCTAGAGACATATCCAAGGCTTTAGATATGATTATCAATTCTGATAGTCTTCTTTTAGATAAATCATCATATCTACCTATATTGGTAGATTCTATGCCTAACGCATCAGCTATTACTTTATTTGTAATACCTTGATTTCTAATTATTTGTCTTAATGTTATCATTTTAGATTAATCAAATTAGATATTATTAACATAAATAATAATCAAAAATGATATACTATATCAAAATTGATAGTATATTTGCATTATCAAATTAAACTGATACAAAGAAACGAAGATTAATTCAGATTTCAAATAGTATAAACATATTAAAATACACGATTATGAGAACAAGAGAATTTTTACACGAAGTAATGAGCCTTGCTTGGCAGTTCGTTAAGCGTAATGGCTACACCATGAGCGAAGCAATGAAGGTCGCTTGGGCTAATTTGAAACTGAAAGGTGAGATGAAGAAGAAGATAGTGAAGTTCTACTTCAAAAAAGTGGACGGTTCTGTTCGTGAGGCATACGGTACACTAAATGAAAAGCTGATGCCTGCCATCACTGGTACTGACAATAGAAAGAAGAATGATACCGTCCAGACTTACTATGATACTGAACGCCAAGAATTCAGATGCTTCAAAAAAGCTAATCTGATGTCAATCGCATAAAAGATATGGATATGAATGCTTACACGATTAACCAGCAGTTGGATAGCCTTTATAAAGATTTAGAGGCAGCTCACAACAACGATGAAAGGACTGTTTGCCTGATGTTCAATGCTGATAGCAAAAAAGAAGCTATCCAGTTGATAACGGATGAGATAGACAGTTTGGAAGATGCCTTAAAAGGTTTTGAGACTTGTGAAGATGATGGTATGGATTACGATGCTCTATGCCGGGTACAAGGTATCAGCCGATACGCATAATACACGATTATGCAATGCACGACAGCCCTACGGACGGATTGAACGGCAACCGATAGCGAGAATCGGGTAGGGTACTATTGATTGGTTCTTTGACATATTGATACGATAAAAAGATATATTTCTGCGAAGGCACGTAAGCGAAGCCAGTGATGGTGGATAGTGGTGGGTGCAAGTGGAACGGAATTGACACCGATAGCAACCGAGGATAAGCCGACAATGGGCGAATGGTTGTATATGTCTGATGGTGGTAAAGCCACGAAGTTGAAATGATTTTTACTTTCAGCACGCCAATTTGTCTTTAGCGTGGTGAGTAGCTTGGTTAGGCACAAGTATCGCTGAAAGGTCTTATAGTCTGTACTGAACTGAAATAAGGTTCTGCTATTCGATTAGGGTACAGATACTTATTTAAATTTATACGATTATGAAAACAATCCAATTCGTTTTATCTATATTGGTTAGTATATGTGCTGCCGGTATGCTTTACGGGGCTATTACTACTTACAGTCCTATGAAAATATTCTCTATCACTATAATGAGTGTTATATGTGTAGGGTGTGTGTCGCTCATGAGAATAACTTATAGAGAACTTAAAACAGACCGCTAAAAGGTAGTCCTATAATCCGGCACAAGGCGCATGGGGATGAGTGCACAATCACCTTGTAAACCAGCTGGGCGGTAATTTATGAAGTAGCATTGTTGGAATGCGTGTAAGCGATTAATTGTTGGTATTAACTTATATTCTAATTTATATATTCATTTAGCTTACAAGAAGTAGGTTCGACTCCTACCTTTTTAACGACATTTTAAATTTATACGGTTATGACAGTGGAAGAATTAAGAGGCATGACGCATGAAGATTTAGTAAGGCGTGTGCAGGAACTGGAAGAGGCTAACGAGAAATTAGCTGAAGAGAAAAATACATGGTATAAATCTTGGAGTGATTTGAACCGGAAGTTTGATCATTTCAAGAACGCGGTTAAAAGCATTGTTCTGATAATAGATTAGATATTCGTGTTTTATATTGTGTTTGTACTGGGTGTGCCGTCCGTGAGGATAGTGCACCTTTTTTAATCGGATGGTTAGCTTATCGGTTAGAGCTTCGTGTTGCGCAAACAATTGGCACGATTGAGAGGGGTTCGATTCCCTTACCATCCACGAATCATTAATTAAATTTTACTCTTATGGCAAAAGAACTGAAAGAAAGAACAGAAATCAAGAAAAAGCTGAAAAAGAAGAATGACAGAATCAGCTTTGACTTTAGCGACAAACTTGCCGGACAGCTTCGCAGGTGTACCGCTGATCTTAACAGGCTGGCAAGGATTGATCGGATAATAGACAAGAAGCAAACTTTGTATTCGGTGGACACTAACAGGGAAGCCGGATATATTGAGGTTATTCGCAATTATTAATCAGCTGACTTACACGATTATGAAGAGAGTTTTTAATGAACTTACACCTGAATGCGAGATTACGGCACGAATGTATGCACAAGGGTATGAGAAAAAAGAAATTGCAAACCTCAAATGCCGAGCGGTCAGCACGATAAACAACCAACTGCAAAGAGCTTTTGAGATTTTGAACGTAAGGAACGGCAGAGAACTGGCAACCATGCTATATGAGAGAATAGCTGGTATGAAGTTCACGATGGACTTTTCACCTACTATTAGGTCGGCTGTTGCTTTCTGCCTGTTGTGCATCTTTTCTTTTTCGCTCTATCACGAACAGGGCGATATGAGAAGGGGACGAAGAACGAGAGTTGAACGAATTGAAAGAACTGGACGGTATGGAGGTAAGACTTGAATTATTTGAATTTAAAAATATCTGCATGGACATGGCGGAGCTTGGTGCAGCTGCCAGTGAGAAGAAACGGTCTCCTGTATCTGATGAAATCAAGCAAAGAGAAGCGTTCAGATGGTTAAAGACACTTGGGTATGAACCTAACTTTTTGGAAAAGTTAGAGAAAGAAGGATTGGTGCATAAGAAAAGAAAAGGCTCATCCAGAAATTCTCCTATCATATATTCCAAGTTCGAGATACAATCCGCTATTAATGCTTTTAAAATGAGTAAATATCTGAACAAATAACCCTATAAAATTTACGATTATGTCACTGATTAAGAAAAGTAATGAATTAGTTATCCCGACCACCGTGAAGATGATGATTTACGGTCAAGCCGGAATGGGAAAGAGTACGGTAGCATTGAGCGCACCGAAACCGCTGCTGTTGGACTTCGATAACGGCGTGAAGCGCATGAACATGGCGCACTTGGAGAATATAGACACGGTACAGGTCACTTCATGGAGCGATGTTCAGCAAGTTCTTCAAGAGGACTTGTCCGCTTATCAGACCATTGTAGTAGATACCATCGGCAAGATGATGGACTTCATCATTACTCACAAGTGTGGAACCCACCAGCCGTCCATCCGTGATTGGAGCGGTATCAATGCAGAGTTTTCATGGATGACACGAACACTTTCGGGGCTTAACAAGCACATCATTTTCGTTGCCCATCGCGACACAAGAAAAGAAGGTGATGATACGGTGTTTATCCCTGCCTTGCGTGAAAAATCCTACAACTCTATCGTTACTGAACTGGATTTGCTCGGTTATCTTGAAATGAAAAGCGAAAGAGGCGTCCAAAGACGTACTATCACTTTTGACCCAACTTCAAGAAATGACGGTAAGAATACTTGCAATCTTCCTTCAGTGATGGAAGTTCCTACCATCCTTGACAAGAATGGTAATCCAACCGCAAAGAACGACTTTATCACCGCCAAGATAATCAATTCGTATTTGGGTATGCTTGCTGCCAAGAAAGAGGCACAGGAAAAGTATGATAAAGTTATTGAAGAGATAAAAGAACAGATCGAACTTATTACGGATGCGGAATCTGCCAATAATTTTATCGCGCAAATAGATAACTTTGAGCACGTTGGTTCTTCAAAGCAAATGGCGGCAAAGTTGGTAGCTAACAAAGCGAAGTCTTTGAATCTGAAACTTAATTCAGAAAAGAAATATGAACCAGCAGCCTAAATATCGTATTTACGCAACGCTTCTTGATGCCTTTGGGGCATATCTGAATAGTGATGTGATTTGGGATAAGTACTGGGGGTGGTCAGAAAATCCACCCCATACTCCCGAAGAATTTCACGAACAACAGTTTCAAGAACTGATAGACCGGATTAACCGCAAGCCATTCGATAGCGAAGCGGCAGACCGTGGTACGGCTTTCAATGAAATCATTGATTGTATGATTGAGAACCGTAAATCTTCTATAATGGAAATTAGCAAGGCATATCACGATGACGGAAAACTTTACGGGATAAAAGCTGTTTACAACAATCGCACTTTCACTTTTCACATTGACCTTTGCCGCGAGTTTGCCAACTACTACAAAGGAGCATTAACCCAACAAAGAGTAGAAGCCATCTTGCCTACTGCATACGGTAGTGTATTGGTTTATGGTCTGATTGACGAACTGATGCCTACCAGTGTTCACGACATCAAAACAACCGGTAGTTATACCGTGGGAAAGTTCAAAGATCACCACCAGCATTTAGTTTATCCTTATGCTCTTATGCAGAATGGGTCTGATGTACGGATATTTGAGTATAACATTGTAGAGTTCAACAAAGGCGGTTATGTGGTAGATACCTATACAGAAACATACGTTTTCAATCCTGAACGTGATATTCCTATTCTTACTAATCATTGTGAGGAGTTTATCCGGTTCTTGGAAGAAAACAGAGAACTTATAACCGATAAAAAGATTTTTGGAGGAGAAAATTAATGGCAAACCAAATAACCGGACGGATAATCGAAATTGGACAAACCGTTCAAATACCATCCAAAAACGGTGGTTCCTCATTTACAAAACGGGAGTTTATTTTAGATGCTACTACTTACGACCCTTATACGGGAGAGCGTAGCGAGTATGAAAACATTATTCCCTTAGAGTTTTCAGGCGATAAGTGTGCAGAACTTGACCGCTTTAATCAGGGTGATGTTGTTACTGTATCATTTGTCTTACAAGGTCGTTCGTGGACGAACTTGGATGGAGAACTTAAACGTATGGCATCCATTCGATGTTATAAGATAGAGGCACGTGGTGGTGTATCACAACCTCCCCAAACTGCACCTGCACAACAGCCTGTTCAGCAGCCGACGCCACAGTCTACCTATCAACAACTGCCGGATTTTCCGCCTCCTGTTGATGCGAATGGTAATCCCAAGGACGATTTGCCATTTTAGCGTATGATTTTCGACTTGAAGAATGAATATATGGAAGAAATTTGGAAAGATGTAAAAGGATATGAAGAGTTATACCAAGTGTCTAATTATGGTCAGATACGTTCAGTTGATAGAACTGTTGGATATAGGTATAAAGGAAAACAAAGGATATACAAAGGTCGTATGTTAAAGCAAGTTGTAAGAAATGGATATTTATCTGTAAGTTTATCGAAAGAAAATAAACTAAAACAGAAAAATATTCATCGACTTGTTGCCGAAGCCTTTCTACCTAATCCATTTAATTTACCTGTAATTAATCATATAGATGAAAATAAGAAGAATAATATGGTTTCTAATTTGGAATGGTGCTCTTGTGCCTATAATACAAATTATGGTAGCGGTAGAAAGAAACAAGCAGAATCTCAACAGAAGGTAGTATTGCAGTATGATAGGAGTGGAAATTTATTAAATCAGTATCCATCTGCAACGATTGCGGCATTAAAAAATGGCTATAATCTTAAAACTATATCTCAATGTTGTCGAGGACATATTAAAAGTGCATATAATTATATATGGAGGTATAAATATGATATTTAACCTAAATAATTCTTTTGAACATGATAGGTTTAAAGAGTATGTAAATCAATTATATAAGCAAAAGGCTATTGTGGAAGTGAAAAAGAAACTACCTAACCGCACGCTTGCCCAAAACAGCTACTTGCATCTTCTTTTAGGGTATTTCGGTAGTGAGTACGGTTGCAGTCTCGACGAAGCAAAAATTGATTTTTATAAGAGGACTTGCAACCGTGATTTGTTTGAACGTAAGATGGTCAACAAGAAAGGCAATGAAGTAACCTATTTGCGCAGTTCTGCCGAACTGACAACAGGTGAAATGACTTTGAGTATTGACCGTTTCCGTAATTGGAGTGCATCAGTGGCAGGTATCTATCTGCCGGCTGCAAATGAACATCAAATGCTGATATACGCCCAGCTGGAAATACAAAGAAATCAAGAATTTATTTAGTTATGATAGAAACAAGAAAAACAGAAATCCGGTATGTGACATCTGACCCAAAGAAGATGCTCAACATGTACCTTGCAAAACGTGTCCTCAAAACATGGGAGGAATCTTTCATTGATGAAGATACCGGTGAAACAGTAACGATTGAACGGAATGAAATTCTTTTCGACCGTGGTACGCTGATAGACCAAGACATTTTGGCGAAAATTCGTTTCAGCATGGAAGCTGACGGTATCAGGGAAGTGGAAGTCAGCAATCAGAACCGTTTGGCGTTCGAGAATGAAAATAATGTGTTATATCCGCATATTGCCCAAGCGGAAATAGGAGGTAAGAAAAGCAAGTTCCTGCTTTACGCAACAGGGTTGGAGAATGCTTGCCTTATCTTGAAAGACTATATCGAACTAAACTATTTGTTCGGATTCACTCTGACTATGGTAAAAGAGTTCGATTCCTGTGTAATTCTCACCGATACTTTGAAAGAACGCAAGGTGGACGACGCTTCGATAGCCTACCTCAAAGAAGAGATTACTACAGAAGAATATCTTGATAAGATGGATGAAGAGAATCAGGAAGATGAAGAATCCAAGCCTGACGAAAGGAAGTTCTACCAAATTGAGACGAAAATTACCTTCATGAATGGAGAAAATGAAGATGAAAGAGTTCAAACTTTTGTCGTGAACACTTTTAACGTTGATAGGGCGATGATGCTTATTACTCACTACCTCAAAAATAAAGAGGAAGAATGTGAGAAACAAGCCAAAGAAAAGGGACATGAGTTCAGAAAGAGGGAAATACATACAGCCATTGAATCAGCCAAACCTATCCCGGTCGGGCGGTTTATTCCGAAAGAGTTTTCAATGGCTTATATGGAATAACTTTGTTAACCTGCCTTCCCGGTCTGTGAAGATAGGGCGGGCGAACATGGTGGTATGGCGGAACAACGAGAGACGCTATTAAGCAGTAGATTGATGCTCTAAGCTGAGGATTATAGGAAATGATAATTGGGGAAGGTTGGCGAAAAAGAGACCAGCATATCAGGTAAACGAAGCATTCGATGGTTATTAATCAATCGGTGACGGATACCAAAACCTACAACAGCGAGCCTTATTCATAGTAGGCGATAAAAGATGCAAGTGAGCAGCATAACAATCATGCAGGTGCAAGTCCTGCTACCACCACATAAATGTGAGCCACACATAAATGGCATGGGTTAATAAATAATGGTTGTGCCCCGGAGAATGCGCTTCGGGACTTTAATAAAAAACAACATGGAAACTTGGCAAGAAGTGACAGATTTAAAGACGAGCATCATAAGACACTTTCAAGAAGAAGTAGGTGCTTCGTATGATTTTAGAGATATTATAGACAATCTGGATGACGATGAGGTTCTGGATTCTATCATAAGTTGGGCAGAAAGCAACAACGTTTTAATTTTAAAAGATAAGATATGCCATACTACATAAAACGAAAGGCTAAGAAGAAAAACAAGCCTTCACCTCTGTTTGATAAAGCAGGGGTAACAGTAAAGAAGAAGCCGGATTTGAAAGCTAAGCTCGACAAGGAGTTTTCCCTTTTTATCCGGCTTCGTGATGCAATGCCAAACGGGTATTTTAGATGTATCTCGTGCGGACAGATAAAGCCATTTGTGCAAGCTGATTGCGGCCATTATTTCAGCCGCACGCATCTGGCCACACGGTTTGATGAAGATAATTGCCATGCCGAATGTAGGCACTGCAACCGTTTCAAAGCCGACCATTTGGAGGGCTATCGGGTAAATCTGATAGCTAAGATAGGTCAGCAGAAATTTGACTTGCTGAAAGTGAAAGCTGCATCAAATACCAAGATGTCAGATTTTGAGTACGAGCAGCTAATCAAGTATTACAAGGCACTGAATAAGAAACTTAGAAAGGAGAAAGGGTTATGAGAACAATTAAATTTAGAGGTAAACGCATAAAGGACGGTAAATGGATATATGGAAATATTGCCAATTATTCTTCTAACTTTTGCTCGTTAAACATTAACAAACTTGTAATCTTTGAGAATATAGCAAGTTTTACAACAGATAACTTCGGATTTGTTGTGAATGATTGTGAAGTTGCCGACAACACAGTCGGGCAGTTTACAGGACTGATTGATAGGAACGGCAAAGAGATTTATGAGGGTGATATTGTGCAGCTTGACTATATTACAACGAGTGGAAAACACCGCATAGGACTTTCATTTGAGGTTAAATGGTGTACCCAAGAAGGATGCTGGGTCGGATGGGATGGCTTTGTAGAAAACACTCTTCAACAGACACGCAAAATGTTTGTAGTTAAAGGTAATATCCATGACAATCCCGAACTATTGAAAGGAGAAGCAGAATGACTTACCAACTACGTGATTACCAACAGAAAGCCTCTGATGCTGCCGTTTCTTTCTTCAATAACAAGGCGAAGAAAACGAATGCTATCATGGTCTTGCCTACGGGTTCGGGAAAGAGCCTTATCATAGCGGATATATCTGCAAGGCTTGACGGGCATACTTTAGTGTTCCAGCCCTCAAAGGAAATACTCGAGCAAAACTTCAAGAAGCTCTGCTCATACGGCATTCTTGATTGCAGCATCTATTCGGCTTCCTTTAATTCAAAGGAGATAAGCCGAATAACATTCGCCACCATCGGCAGTGTGAAGAATCACCCCGAACTCTTTACCCACTTCAAAAACATCATCGTTGATGAGTGCCATTTGGTAAACCCCAAAGAGGGAATGTACAAGGACTTCTTCGATGCGGTGAAGTGCAAAGTGCTTGGACTCACAGCAACTCCTTATAGATTGTCCTCTTCACGTGACTTCGGTTCTATGTTGAAGTTTATCACACGGACGAAACCTCATGTCTTTTCAGAGGTCATTTATCATGTACAGGTATCAACCCTATTAGATATGGGTTATCTGGCGAAGTTGGATTACTATTCAATGAATCCTTCAGGGTGGAATGAACTTAACTTGAAAGTAAATACTACTGGTGCCGACTATACGGATAAGTCAGTTCAAAAAGAATATGAACGGATAGACTTCTACGGTTATCTCGTTCATATCGTCCAAAGGCTGATGAATCCCAAAGCCGGAGGAAAACGGAAGGGTATTTTGGTCTTTACCCGTTTTTTGAAAGAAGCGGAACGGTTAACGATGTCAATACCCGGTTGCGCTATCGTTTCAGGTGATACTCCTAAGAAAGAACGTGAACATATTCTTGAGGCGTTCAAAGCTGGTGAAATTCCGGTAGTAGCTAATGTGGGTGTACTTACGACTGGCTTTGACTATCCGGAACTTGATACGGTCGTTATGGCACGTCCTACAATGTCACTTGCCATGTGGTATCAGATAGTCGGTCGTGCCATCCGCCCGCATCCTTCTAAAGAATGTGGATGGATTGTGGATTTATGCGGTAACATCAAACGTTTCGGAGAGGTGTCGGATTTACGGTTGTTTGATAGCGGTAATGGTAAGTGGGCTGTATTTTCTAACGGAAGGCAATTAACTAACGTGAGATTCTAAGACTATGGACGAAGGATTTTTGAGGCTAAGCCGCAGGTTTTTCTCGAATGAAATGTGGAATGAAGCCCGTACTTTTAGCAGTTGCGAAGCGTGGTTAGACTTAATTCAGTCTGCACGATTTGAGGCAACGCCCCGAAAGGAGAGTATCGGAGGTCGAGAAATCTCTTATTCAAGAGGTCAATATCCTGCATCTATAAGATTTCTGTCACAGCGTTGGAAATGGTCTGAAAAGAAGGTGCGTTCCTTTCTTGTGCATCTTAGAAAGAAAGGTATGATAACTGTTGAGTGCAATCAAGGAATGAACCTTATAACCTTATGTAAATATGAAGAATATAATCCAATGGGCACAACCAAGGGCACAAGTAAGGACACAGGTATTGAAAAGGAAATCAATGAATTAAGACACGAATGGGCACAACTAAGGGCACAACTTGGGGCACAGCCCATGAACAACAATCTACCGCAATCCGAACTTTTACAAAAATCAGGGCACACAGAGGGCACAAATACAAAGAAAGAAGAAAGAGAGTATATAGATATATCTCTACATCAAAAGAAAGAAAATACTCCTGACGGAGTATCAAAGAAAGCCAAGCTTTCTTCGCCCTCCCCCTCTGAAAAGATTGATTACAGCGGATTGATGGAATACTATAATACCACATTCAAAGACAGACTCCAGCAGATAAGATCAATGACTGATGTGAGAAAAAAGGCTGTAAAAGCCCGGATAGCCCAATATGGGAAAGAGTCAGTGAGGAGTGTTTTCAATCTCATTCTTCAATCCCCGTTCTTACTTGGAGCTAATGACCGCAATTGGAAATGCGACTTTGATTGGATTTTCAAACAAGCAAACTTTACTAAAATATTGGAAGGAAACTATAATGGGACAAGACTTAGTAAAAATCAACAGGATAGCGAGCAGCGAAAACGTGATTCAGTTCTTGCAGTCGCTACAACCGTTAGAGAAGCTGCCGCAAAAAAGAGAAAGGAACTTGAAGCAGAGGGCGTTATTGAATAAATATCCCGATCCTGCACAATTCATTCTTGATTACAACCCTGATTTGCAGTTCAAACTTGTCAGATGTAATGCAACCCATTCAGAACTGGCGTTGAATGACAGCATTCCGAGTTTAGGGCTATTGTCTTCTACTTATGGGGATGAAACACCGATAGAATGGCTAAAGATACAATTTGGCTCATTGAATGACTTTGCAGAAGTTTCAACCAAGATAGCGAAAGAGCAACTTTCTGAACTATCGGAGATATTCCTTTCGGAGTATTATTATATAAATGCCGCTGAAATCTGTTTTTTCATAGCACGGTTTAAGTCAGGGAAGTATGGGCGGTTCTACGGTTCAATAGATCCATTGAAAATAACAAGTGCGATGCTGGACTACGTTTCTGAACGTCGGAAAGATATTGAACGGAAAGAGCGTGAACGATACAGAAACCAACGTGAAAAAGAGATAGAGGAGCGTGGAGATAACAGAATCTCTTATGCTGAGTACATTGAAATCAAGCACCGTGCTGATGCAGGAGATGAGGAAGCTAGAAAAATGCTGATATCACCATGAGAATAACCGTTTACTGGGTAACAAGAAATCCGGATGTTATCGTAAGAATCCGGAAAAAGTTCAATATCCCAAGTTATACTTCCGTGAACTACGAAACAGAATGTGAAATCAAGAATGAAGACTTTCCACTGTTAGAAGAAACAGAACGAAGGGGATTCATTCGAATTAGAAATAAGAATACACGATTATGCAAGGAACAGACAAACTGAATACGATAACCAACATCGTATTTGTCCTCACGGACGTTTTAGAAACCAACCTTCTAGAAATGCAGCAGCAATACAAGAAGGAAGGCTTTGAATTGCGGCACGATTCAAAAAGAAACTTCAACACAGCCATAGCCGCGATAAAGAGATTGAAAAGTGATGTGAATCATTGCAGCGAATCCACTCAGGAAAACTTCGGCAATGATTCTGACATGGTGAACGCCATGTTGCTCACACTGATTGATAGGTGCGGTGATGATGACAACCTCGCTTATAAGATGTACGAATACATTAAATCTTTCCCGTCCAAACTGAATCTGGACTTGGATTTGGATAATGCGTTCAGCCACCTGTTTAAAAAGGAGAAGTTATGAAATCGCAGAAAAATATCTTAAAATCCATTGAAGGTCTGTCCGATATAGAACTATTTGTTATTGATCTCTTTTGTGGCGCCGGTGGCTTATCCGAAGGTGTGGAAGAAGCACGATTGGATGGAAATAGATGTGGAAAGGTTGTTTGCTGTGTGAACCATGACAAGAATGCCATCCTTTCACATGATGCCAATATCCCTGATGCACTTCACTTTATTGAGGATATCCGTACACTGGAACTTTCCCCGATAAGCACTATTGTAGAACGTATCCGCCAGCTATACCCTGATGCCATGATAATGCTTCATGCCTCTTTGGAGTGTACTAACTTCTCGAAAGCCAAAGGCGGTCAGCCGAGAGATGCCGACAGCCGAACGTTGGCAGAACATCTCTTCCGTTATATTGATGTTATAGACCCTGACTACATTCAGATTGAAAATGTAGAAGAGTTTATGTCATGGGGAGATATGGATGAGAATGGGAAACCTATCAGCATGGACAAAGGCCGGCTTTATCAAAAGTGGGTGCGCAATGTCAAGAAGTACGGTTACAACTTTGAGCACCGCATCTTAAATGCTGCCGACTTCGGTGCCTACACCACAAGAAAACGCTTCTTCGGCATCTTTGCTAAAAAGAACTTGCCGATAGTATTCCCAGAACCGACCCACTGTAAAGGTGGTAGGCAAGATATGTTCTCGCGGCTGGAGAAGTGGAAGCCGGTAAAAGATGTGCTTGATTTCTCTGATGAAGGAACTACCATCTTCAGGGAAAAGCCTCTTGCAGAGAAAACGCTTGAACGTATCTATGCTGGACTTATCAAGTTTGTAGCCGGAGGAAAGGATGCTTTCCTCGTAAAGTATAATTCTATGAGCCGTACAGGGAAATATAACGCTCCTGGGATTGACGAACCATGTCCGGTGGTAGCCACGCAAGGCAGACTTGGAGTAGCGCAAGTTTGTTTCCTCTCTAAGCAGTTTAGCGGACACCCCGACAGCAAGAACGTATCAGTGGAAGAACCGGCTGGAGCAATCACTTGTAAAGACCACCACGTTTTTGTATCGGCTTACTATGGGAACGGGCATAATCATTCGGTGGAACTTCCAGCTCCAACGGTCACAACGAAGGACAGGATGGCTTTAATTGAAAGCCGATTTATGTGTTCTTATAACTTTAAGGATACAGGAAAGGATATTAATCAGCCTTGTCCTACACTTCTGACTAAAGACAGACTTTCCCTTGTATCTCCATTTTTTATGAATCAATATTCTGGAGGTGGTCAGGTGTCTGATATAAACTCGCCATGCCCCGCTGTTACCACAACACCGAAACAAAACTTGGTAACATGCCAGCCGTGGATAATGAATACTGCATTCTCAAATGTAGGTAGCAGTATAGAGGAACCCTCCCAGACCATTACCGCAAACAGGAAATGGCACTATCTGATGAATCCACAGTTCAACAGTGCTGGCGGCTCTGTTGATAGCCCCTGCTTCACATTAATAGCCCGCATGGATAAGATGCCGCCCTATCTGGTAGCAACAGAAAGCGGTCAGGTAGCGATTGAAATCTACGACAATGATAGTCCTATGACCGTGAAGATAAAGGAGTTCATGGCACTGTATGGCATAGTGGATATTAAAATGCGGATGCTTCGCATTCCGGAACTCAAAAAGATTATGGGATTCCCTGAAGATTATGTTTTAATAGGCACACAAGCTGACCAAAAGAAATTTATCGGGAATGCGGTGGAGGTTACACAAGCGAGAAAAAATACTGAAGCACTTTGCAAAGTATTGAGAAAGTTGAGATTGAAGAAATCAAAAGAAATAGCTTAATGGAAAATGGAAAACTTATATTAGATGCCTGTTGCGGCAGTAGGATGTTTTGGTTTGACAAACATAATCCTCTTGCCTTATTCGTTGATAAGAGATCGGAAATAGTAACTGCCAAGGACAGAGATAAAATCAGAACTATAGAAGTAAAACCTGATATAATAGCCGATTTTACCAACTTGCCGTTTGAGGATAGCTCTTTCTACATGGTCGTGTTTGACCCGCCACATTTGAAAACACTTGGCAAAACATCATGGATGGCAAAGAAATATGGTAGGCTTCCGGATAATTGGCAAGAAATGATAAAAAGCGGTTTTGATGAATGTATGCGTGTCCTAAAGCCCAACGGGACATTGGTATTCAAATGGAGTGAGAGTGAAATAAAAGTCAATGAAGTTTTATCCATTATACCTTATAAGCCTTTGTTTGGGCATACCACTGGCCGACAAAGTAAAACGATATGGATGTGCTTTATGAAACTGCCAATTAACTAATAACGGAACAGAAATGAATACAACTTTTGAAAAATCGGCTAATAGTACCGATGAATGGTACACACCGAAAGAAATTATAGACGCATTGGGTGAATTTGATTTAGACCCATGTGCCCCGGTAGCCCCCCTCTATAAAACAGCAAGTGTCATGTACAACAAAAATGACGATGGATTAAAACAGGAATGGAAAGGACGTGTTTGGTTGAACCCACCTTATTCCCGTCCTCTTATAGAATGTTTCGTTAAACGGATGGCAGAACATGGAAACGGCATTGCTTTACTTTTTAATCGCTGCGATTCAAAGATGTTTCAGGATGTGATATTCGAAAAGGCAACGGCAATGAAGTTCTTGCGTAACCGAATCAGATTCTTCCGTCCAGACGGAACTCGTGGGGATTCTCCTGGCTGTGGCAGTATTCTCATCGCTTTTGGTGAGGATAATGCGGAGGTAATAAAAACTTGTGATATTGCAGGTAAGTACGTTAGAATAAATTAGAGCAAAACAAATTAGAAAGGAACTAATATGGGAAAGAATATCAAAGGTATTGCTGGTTCAACCATCTTCAATCAAA